TGGGGCATCTGGCACAAGGCGCCTGAGATCGGGCTTAGCGTGTACCGGCTCGACCTGCCGGACGGCAGCTTTTTCACGGCCAGCTGGTATGAGGGCGACGACTTCTTTCCGGGCGGCGGTACGCATAACGTCAACCGTCCGCGCTTCAATCTCTGCGACAAGGGCGGCAAGTTGAAAGCCGGGAGCAAGGCCGAGAGCCTGCTGACGGACAAGCTCAAAGAGCTGCGGAAGGAGCTGCTGGAACGGGAGAGCAACGGCCATGCTTGAAACCAACCATTGCTACTGCATGGATTGCATGGAGGGAATGGCGCAGTTCCAAGACGGCTGTTTTGATCTCGCTGTGGTAGACCCTCCGTACTTTAGCGGACCGGAACGCCGCCACTATTACGGCTCCAACGTAAGCCGAACCAGAGTGCGGCGCAATTATTACCCTGTATCAGCAGCATGGAAAGTGCCGGGAAAGGCATACTTTGACGAATTGCGGCGAGTGTCAAAGCACTACATCATTTGGGGCTGCAATTATTTCAGCTATGATTTCGCGCCCGGCCGGATTGTGTGGGACAAATGCAACCAAAGCTCGAGTTTCTCGGATTGCGAGATTGCCGCCACCGACCTGTTTACCAGCGTGCGTCTGTTTCGGTATATGTGGAGCGGTATGCTGCAGGGGAAAAGCGTTGCGGAGGGGCATATTCAGCAAGGGAATAAGGCACTCAATGAGGTGCGTATTCACCCGACACAAAAGCCGGTTGCGCTGTATGACTGGCTGTTTCAGCGTTATGCGTCGCCGGGTATGCACGTGCTGGATACCCATTTAGGGAGCGGCAGCAGCCGGATCGCGGCATATAAGGCTGGACTGGATTTCACAGGTTTTGAAATGGACCGGACATATTTCGATGCTGCCGAAAAGCGGTTTAGCAAATTTGCAGATCAAATCAGTTTGTTTTATGGGGAAGGAGCGGACACATATGAAAACTGATGAGCTCATCAAGGCCCTCGGAAGGCTGAAAGTCCAGACCGGCTCTCTGGTCTGCCTTGGCTGCGGGCATGAGTATAACTGCGGTGTGCATGGGTGCGTGATCATGCGAGAGGCTGCGGTGCGGCTGAGCCTGTATGAACACGCGCTGAAACAGGTCGCAAAGGAACGCGACACGTTGCTTGCGCAGCTGAGGCGCCTCGGCGGCTGCGAGACCTGCAAGAATAACCAGCCGTCCGGCGAAGATGACGGCCACTGCACCGCCTGCATGACCGGGCAGAGATGGAAGTGGAATGGAGGCTGCCGTGGATAAGGAACACAAGGCCGTCGAGCGGCTGCGCCTCGCCGCGGAGATGAGCGAAACCTACTACGCCAAGCCGCTCATCATCACCACCTCGGGCGGTAAAGATAGCGATGCGTGCCTTGCGCTGGCGCGTGCGGCGGGCATCCGCTACGAGGTACAGCACAATCATACCACGGCCGACGCGCCGGAGACCGTCTACCATGTGAGAGAGACCTTCCGGCGGCTGGAAAATGAGGGTATCAAGTGTACCGTCAATCTGCCGACATATAAAGGTCAGCGCGTGACAATGTGGAGCCTGATACCGCAAAAACTCATGCCGCCGACACGCGTTGTGCGATACTGCTGTTCCGTGCTGAAAGAGCAGGGCGGCAAAGGCCGTATGATAACAACAGGCGTCCGCTGGGCGGAAAGCGCCAAGCGCCGCAAGAACCGCGGTATTTACGAGAAACAATCCGCCGTCATAAGCCGCAAAATCACAATCAGTAACGATAATGACGATACGCGGCGGCTGTTTGAAAACTGCCGATTGCAGGCAAAGCGCGTTTGCAATCCAATCGTGGACTGGACGGACAGCGATGTGTGGGATTACATTCGTTCCGAGCATATCCCGGTCAATCCGCTGTATGAGTGCGGCTTCCGCCGGGTCGGTTGCATCGGCTGCCCGATGGCGGGACGCGCCACAAGGCAGATGGAGTTTGCCCGGTATCCGACTTACGAGCGGATGTATATCCGGGCGTTTGAGCGGATGCTGAAGGCACGGCGAGCGCGGAATTTGCCAACTACGTGGGAGACCGGTATGGACTGCTTTCACTGGTGGATGGAGGATGGCGTGCTACCGGGACAGATGGAATTTGAGGTGGAGGGAGACAGGTATGACGATTAACCAGGCCATCCGCATCCTCGACCCGGCCACGACAGCCGAGGAGCTGGCAACGATCGAATACTATGGCGGACTGCGCGGCAAAGAGAAGGTGCTGGTCGCCTGCGACGAAGCCTGCCGCGTAGCGGTTCAAATTATGAGAAAATACATGGAGGAACAAAAATGAAAAAGAAAATCATGGCGGCACTGCTCTGCGGTGCTATGATGTGTAGTCTGTCGGCCTGCAGGGAGAGCGAGCGCGTTGCGTACAACATCTCGAAGGAGGCGGACAATTTCAACGTCACGCGCCGTCTGGAAGTCATCAACGCGCGTACGGACAAGCCGGTGTTTGAGCTGATCGGCAACTTCGCCATCTCGAACAACAGCGAGAACGAGCTGGAGGTGACTGTCGAGACCGGGCAGGGCGTTTACAAGAAACACCTTGTGTACCTCAACGACTGGACGATCTACGTTGTGGAGGACGTCAGCGGCGCTTACGTGGACAAGTTCCACTACGAGGTGAATTTCCTGCCGGAGATGATCATTCCGGTTACGGTGACGTCGCATGACTAAATACAGCGACAAGGTTCGGCGCTACCTTGCGTGGCGCTACGGTATTACGGACAGGGAGGGGAAGCATTGAATAATCGTGAGGACTGGTGGGAGTACACGAAGCGCATCATCCGGTCATATCCGGCACTGTGCCGCAAAGCGGAGAGCGTGGGCGACATACCCTGCACACCGGCCTACGGCGCGTCCGGCGGTCACAGCAGCGGCGGCAGTCCGGTTGAGCGTGCGGTCGTTGACCGCCTGACTGACAAGGAGCAGCGGAGGTATGATGCGGTGCGGGCTGCCATCTCGGAAACCGAGGTGATGAAGCATGGCCACCAGCGCATGGAGCTGATCGACCGCGTGTACTGGAAGCGAAGCCATACGCTGTATGGTGCGGCGATGTGTGCACTGGTGAGTGAGAGGACGGCGAAACGCTGGAGCGCGGAGTTTGTTCGCACGGTGGAGAAGTATTTGGATCTACCATAAAATTTTTTTGAAGTTGGCACTTCATGACATACAAACCGTGGTATTCTTGTATCATGAAGTTCAGCGGGAATGAAACCAAGGTCCCGCGTTTCTCCTGCTTCATGTTTGGAAACACCTCCGGAAAGGCACTCTTGGAAACAAGGGTGCTTTTTCGTGCCTAGAATTCAGAAAGGACGGTGAGCGCGTGAGCAAACTGACAGCCAAGCAGCAGGCTTGGGTAGATTATTACAAGCAGGGCAAGACGGCGGCGGAGGCGGCGCGGCTTGCCGGATACAAGGCGAGGGATGACAACGGATTTCAATCCATCGGCAGTGAAAACCTGAGGAAACTTGCTGTATACATTGCGGAGCGGGATAAAATCCTTGAAACGCCGCGCATTGCCGACATGGAGGAGATCAACGCCTTCTGGACGAACGTCATGCGTGACAAGGGCGAGGAAACCAAGGACCGGCTCAAGGCCTCGGAGCTGAGAGCCAAAGCGGCGGGCGCATTTGTGCAGAAAATCGAGCACTCCGGCACCCTTGAGGTGGACAACCCGCTTGCCGGTCTGACCACCGAGGAGCTGCGGAAGCTGGCTGACGATGGTTGACCCTCGCATTCGCAGGGCGGCTCGCATAGAGCTTGCCCGGCGTGATTTCTGGTCGTTCTGCAAGCTGATGGCGCCGGACTTCTACCGCGAGGACCGGCCGTACCTCAAGACGCTGTGTCGGCGCTTGCAGGCGTTCTGCGAGAGCGACCGCAAGGTGCTGGTGGTCAATATGCCGCCGCGCCACGGCAAGAGCCGGACGGCGGTGCTGCTGAGTCAATGGCTGTTTGGCCGTGATCCGTCCGAGCAGATCATGACCGGCAGCTACAACGAAACGCTGTCCACGACGTTCGCACGGGCGGTCCGCGATGGCATTGCGGAGGAACGGTTTGACCCGAGCCGCATTGTGTTTTCGGACATTTTCCCGCAGACACGCATCAAGTACGGCGAGGCCGCCGCAGGCAAGTGGGCGCTTGAGGGGCAGTACGCGAGTTACCTCGCTACTTCTCCGGGCGGCACGGCGACCGGCTTCGGCGCACGCAAGCTGATTCTCGATGACCTGATTAAGAAGGCCGAGGAGGCTTTTAACGAGGGCGCACTCGACAAGCAGTGGCAGTGGTTCACGGACACGATGCTGTCCCGAACCGAAACAGGCTACAAGATCGTTATCATCATGACGCGCTGGGCGACCGGCGACCTCGCAGGCCGTGCGCTGGAGCACTGGCCGGATGCGGAACTCATCACGATGAAAGCCTTGCAGGACGACGGCACGATGCTGTGCGACGCGGTTCTCACCCGTGAGGACTACGAGGACAAGGTTCGCACGATGAGCGAGGAGATCGCCAGCGCGAACTACCAGCAGCAGCCGATCGACCTGAAAGGCCGTCTGTACAGCAGCTTCAAGACATACACAGACATTCCGCGCGATGCAAACGGCAGTCCGCTATTCACGCATATCCGCAGCTATACCGACACGGCGGACACCGGCGCGGACTATCTTTGCAGCATCATTTACGGCGAGTACGCGCACGAGGCGTATGTGCTCGACATCTACTACACCAAGGACCCGATGGAGATCACCGAGCCGGAAACCGCACGGCGGCTGCTGGCGCACGGCGTAAACCTCGCGAAAATCGAGAGCAACAACGGCGGCCGCGGCTTTGCCCGCAACGTGCAGGAGCAGCTTCGGCGGCTCGGCTCCAACCGCTGCCGTGTGGAGTGGTTCCACCAGAGCGAAAACAAGGTCGCAAGAATTCTCACAAACGCAACGTGGGTACAGGATCATATTTATTATCCGGTCAACTGGCGTGACCGCTGGCCGGAGTACGCAAAGGCCATGCAGCATTATCAGAAAGAGGGCAAAAACGCCCACGATGACGCTCCCGACGCCACAACCGGCGTTGCGGAGCAGTTCACCAGGAAAGGAGGGGTCAGCGTATGGTGAAAGTGAACAGCCGCACGATTCAGCGGCTTTTACAGGGGCACGGGCAGTTCATCCGCGCAGCTGACGAGGCTCGGCGCTATTACAGCAACGTCAACCGCATCAAGCAGGACAACAGCGTTTTGCAGCGTCAGGCAGAGACCGAACAGGCGCTCGGCAATCCGCTGCACCTCGCGGACAACCGCATTTCGCACTCGTGGCATAATCTGCTCGTGACGCAGAAGGTTTCCTACGCGCTGAGCTATCCGCCGGTGTTCGATGTGGGGAACAAGACCGCCAACGAGCGGATCGCAGAGATCCTCGGAGATCAGTACACCGCAACGGCCATGCAGCTCGGCATTGACGCGAGCAACACCTCGGTCGGCTGGCTGCATTACTGGCGCGGCACAGATGGCAGGTTCCGCTACCACACCGTAGACCCGGAACAGATCGTGCCGGTGTTCTCCGGTACGCTGGAGAGCGATCTCGTCGGCGTGCTGCGCTGCTACACCATGCTCGACCCGCAGAGCGGTCAGACCGTGCAGGTGTGCGAATACTGGGACGACACGACCTGCCGGTTCTACCGTCAGAACGGCGTGTCCGGCAACTACACCTACTTCGAATATCCGGAAGTCGGGCGGGAGCTGCGGCACGGCCTCGGCGCGGTGCCGTTCATCCCATTCTACAACAACGCCGACCGGCGGGGCGATCTGCCGCTGTACCGCGACCTGATCGACGCCTACGACAAGGTGGTTTCCGGCTTCGCCAACGATATGGAGGACGTGCAGGAGGTCATCTTCGTCATCAAGAACTACGGCGGCACGGACAAGACCGAGTTCATGAGTGACCTCAAAAAGAGCAAGCTCATCAAGGTTGAGGGGGACGGCGGCGTGGACACCATCCGCGCGGAAATCCCGTTTGAGGCGCGGAACGCTTTTCTCGAAAGAACCCGCCGTCAGATCTTCGTCAGCGGCATGGGCGTTGACCCGAACCCTGAGAATTTCGGCAATTCGTCCGGTGTGGCGCTTAAGTACCTGTACAGTCTGCTGGAGCTGAAAGCTGTGATGTTGGAAACGCAGTTCCGCTCCGGCTTTGCCGAGCTGGTGCGTGCTATCTGCCGCTTGGAGGGTATCGCGCAGCCGAAACGCATTCTCCAGACCTGGACGCGCAACATGGTGCAGAACGACCTCGAAACCGCGCAGATCGCGCAGCAGTCGGTCGGTATTATCTCGGACAGAACCATCCTCGCAAACCATCCGTGGGTAGACGATGCCGAGAGCGAGCAGAAGCAGCTGGAAAAGGAACAGCAGGCGGCAGCCGAGAAGCAGCCGCAGTTCCAGTTCCCGCCAAAGGACGGTGCAGGCGATGGCAGCAGCGGATAAGCTGAACGGCGCCTACTGGCGCAAGCGTGCCATCGAGCTGGCCGAGAAGCAGAAGCAGGAAGATGACGACCTGTGTCTGCGGTTCCACCGGGAATACGAGCGCATTCTGCACGAACTGGACAAGGAAATCTCGATCTTCTACGCCAGATACGCCGCAAACGAAAGTGTCAGCATGGCAGACGCACGCAGGCTGCTGCGGGATGCCGAGCTGGAGGACTTCCGGATGTCGCTGGACGAGTTCCGCGACAAGGCGCTTGCCGGCGGCTTTGACAAGGAATTGGAGGAGGTTTATCTCCGGTCGCGTATCTCACGTTTGCAGGCGTTGCAGACACAGGTGGAACTGCGGATGAGGGAGCTGTTCGGCTCTCAGCGCGATGTGCTGCGCGACCATTTGCAGGAGCGCTGCACCGACACCTACTACCGCACGGTGTACGCCGTCAGTCAGCAGATGGATGTTGCAAGCACGTTCGCAAGGATTGACCCGCAGACGGTCGAGAAGATCCTCGCTACGCCATGGGCCGGCAGTGAGTTTTCCTCCCGCATCTGGGCGGACAAGGACAAACTGACCCGTGAGCTGATGCAGACGCTCTCGCGCGGCTTTGTTCGCGGCGACTCGCTCGATCGCATGACGAAAGAGTTCACCCAGCGAATGGGCGTGTCCGAGAGCCGTGCGGCGGTGCTCATCCACACCGAGAGCGCCCATATCGCCGCTGAGGCGACCGAACAGGGCTATCGGGAAACCGGTGTCCAGTCCTATCGGTTCGAGGCGGCACTCGACCTCAAGACCTGCTCAGTGTGCGGCGCTCTGGATCAGCGCGAGTTTCCGCTTGCGGAGCACGAAACCGGCATCAATTATCCGCCGCTGCATCCGCGCTGCCGGTGTACCACCGTTCCGGTGACGGAGTTCCGGATCGGCAGTAAGCGTGCAGCCAGAAACCCCACGACCGGCAAGACCGAGTATGTCGAGAAAGGTATGACATATGAAGAATGGCATAAGAAATATGTTGAAAACGACCCGGAAAGTGCTATACTGGAATTGAACAAGCGCGAAACAAGCGCACTGCAGAAGTATGTCAGTGCGGCCAGCTATTCGCTAAACGATAAGCTGCGCCGAGGTGAATCGCTCAGCGAAGCGGAACAGCGCTGGACGAAACGGCTTGACAAGGCGCTGGATAAACTTCCAGTGTACGAGGGAACGGTATATCGTTCTCTGTCCAGTGACATGATACCGGATAAAGCTGCTTTTCTGGCAGCGCATGAGGTTGACGCGATCGTTACATACGACGCATACACGTCTACTTCTACGGAGGTATATGACTCGGATATGGATATTCAGCTGGTTATTCAGAGTAAGACCGGCAGAGATATGCGTGGTATCAACACAATCGAAAAGGAAATCCTTTTCAAGAGAGAATCGCGTTTCATTGTTGACAGAAAGGAGGGCAACACCATATGGCTGACAGAAATTTATCCTTTGAGGACTTCAAAAGGCTGTCACCCGAGGAACGCAGCAGGCGATATGAAGAACTGTCCAATCATGACAAGTTTCTGGCACGCTGTTCGCAGCCGTCGGGCGTTCATGGTGTGCTGTGCAATACCTGTATCCACCGAAAGCGGGTATGCTGCAAGGCGTTTCCGGATGGTATCCCGGGCGAGCATATGAATAAGCTGGAGGAAAACCCGGCAATCGAATGTGCACCGGGCGTTCACTATCAACCAAAGACTTAGTCATCAAGACCGTACATTGGAGAGATAACAATGGATCTCATTCAGCACATGAAAAAGCTGCTCGGCACCGAGCACCCATATGACAAAGCGCATCGCCTCAAGGTGGAATGCACGGACGGTATTACGCTGACCGGCAAATTCGTCACCGTCGTAGGTGCACTGGACAATGAACCGGAGATTGCAGAGCTGATTATCCGGCGCGACGACAACGGCGTTCTGACCGGAATGCTGGAAACCGAAATCAAAACAGTAGAACTGATGGACTAAACCACCAAGGATTCAATCCAAGGTGGTTTTTTCATACCCATTTTTCGATGAAAAGGAGCAAAAAACAATGGAATTTCTCAAAAGCCTTTTTGAAAAGGGCGCACTGACCTGGGAGCAGTTCCAGCAGGCCGCAAAGGACGCAAAGTTTGAGGTGGTCAACGCCGCCGGCGGCGCTTACGTTCCCAAGGCCGACCTTGACACCAAGGCGCAGGAGCTGACCACGGCGAACAACACCATCAAGGACCTGCGTGAGGCCGCCAAGGCGTGGGACGGCAAAGACCCGAAGAAGCTGGAGGACGACCTCAAGACCCTCCAGACCAAGTACGATACCGACACCGCGAATATTCGTCGTGATGCGGCGATCGACCTGGCGCTGACCCGTGCCCATGCACGCGATCCGCAGCTGACCCGCGCGGCGCTCTCGATGGACGACATCAAGATCGGCGCGGACGGCAAGATCACCGGCCTTGACGCGCAGGTCGAAAGTCTGAAAAAGGACAAGGCATGGCTGTTCGAGGAGGACGGCGCAGGTCAGTCCGGCAAGCAGGGCGACAAGGGCGGCAACCCGAACGGCGGTCAGGGCGGCGGCTACAATCCGCAGTCCGGCGGCAACCCGAACACGGTAAACGATCTCGGTTCCGCTCTCGCAGAAGTATACAACACCAACGGCTAACAGAAAGAAGGAATGAAAAATGCCTATCACTCTCGCACAGGCAAAGGTCGGCATGGCAAACCATGTGGACCAGCAGGTTATTGATCAGTTCCGCCGCGGCTCCATGCTGCTGGAGGCACTGACCTTTGACAACTCGGTTTCTCCCGGCACCGGCGGCTCTACGCTGACCTATGGCTACACTCAGCTCAAGACCCCGGCAGGCGCGGACTTCCGTGACATCAACACCGACTACACCGACACCGTAGCCGACCGCGAAACCAAGTCGGTTGACCTCAAGATCTTCGGCGGTACGTTCAAGATCGACCGTGTTCTCGCTAACACCGCGAACGGCCAGATCAACGAGGTGCAGTTCCAGCTCGAGGAGCACATCAAGGCGACCACCAATCTGTTCCACTACACCGCCATCAACGGCGACAAGGGCACCAAGGGCTTTGACGGTCTGGACACGCTGCTTGTCGGTACTTCCACCGAGCTCAACGCGGACGCATCCAAGGCGATCGACCTGTCTACCTCGGCGGCGATCGACACCAACTACAAGACCGTACTCGATATGCTCGACGAGTTCCTGTCCGAGCTGGACGGCGTGCCGACCATGCTCATCGGCAACGCGGCGCTGCTGACCAAGATCCGCTCCTGCGCCCGCCGTGCCGGTTATCTGACCCACTCCGAGGACGCTTTCGGCCGTCAGATGAGCGGTTACAACGGCATTCCGTTCATGGATATGCAGTATTACTACGACACCACCGAGAAGCAGGAAAAGCCGGTCGTGCCGATCACGTCGCGTGAATACGGCGCGTCCTCGTCCAAGACCACGGTTGCGGGTCTGACCGACCTGTACGCTGTCCGTCTGGGTCTGGACGGCTTCCACGCGGTCTCTCCGATGGGCGGCAAGGTGATTTCGACCACGCTGCCGGATTTCTCTACCGCAGGCCCGGTCAAGGCCGGTGATGTCGAGATGGTAGCGGCAACCGTGCTCAAGAAGTCCCGCGCAGCCGGTGTTCTCCGCAACTTCAAGGTAAAGTGAGGGAAGCGCTATGTACAAGATCAAGGCACCGAACGAGGAGTACGACCGCAAGATCGGCGGCGTGCAGTTTGTCAGTGGTGAGGCGCAGACGGATAACGAGTGGCTTGCAAGCTGGTTCTCCGGCCGTGCGGGCTTTACCGTGGAAACCGTGACCGCCGAGGAGGAAACCGAGCCGACCGAGGACAAACCGAGGGGGAAGCGCAGAAATGACAAGGGAAACGCTGATGCGGCGGGCGCAAAGCCTGCTGCCGAACCTGCCGCAGGAAACGCTTGAGTTCGCCTGCGATCTGGTGCTCGAACAGATCTGTAATTACTGCAATCTGACCGAAGCGCCGGACGGCCTGACGAACACCGCAGCGCTTATGGTGCGCGGCCTGGTAAACAGCGTTCAGCTCCAGAACGAGAATATGCAGCCTGCCGCAAAGGGCGTGTCCAGAGGGGATACGTCCTTTTCCTTTGCAACCGCAGCGGAACAGCTGGCGGCACTGGCAGGCTCGGGCGACTTTCTCACCGACTACAAGGCGCAGCTGAACGCCTATCGAAAGATGAGGTGGTAGTATGCTCGGCGATCCGGAGCTGGAGCGTGCGCTGCTCGAGCAGACCTATGACGGCGTGATGACCGTCACCGGCACGCGCAAACAGGAAGTGGGCGGCGAAACCGTTGTTACGCCGGACGCGGTGCTGCACGAGAATATCCCGTGTGCACTGTCGTTTTCGGGCACACCGGACAGCAAGACCGACGCGAACACCGGTCAGGTCAGCTATCAGGCCACGATCTACTGTGCGCCTGATCTGGCTGTTCCGGCAGGCTGCCGCCTTGCGGTTCAGCAGTACGGCGTTACCTATCGGCTGAAATACAGCGGCGAAAGCGCGGTCTATCCGACCCATCAGCAGCTTTCCGCCGTCCGAGAGGAGCGAGCGTAATGGCAAGCTGGGGAAGCTGTGATTTTCACGAGCTGCGCGACTTGAACGAACGCATCAAAGCCGCCGCCAGCGAACCGGAGATGGACGCTTTCTACACCGGCCTGCTCGATGAGATGATGAACGGTCTGCTGAAAAACGTCAAAAAGGTCACGCCGTATAAAACCGAGCACCTGAAACGTAATTGGTTTATTACTCATGCGCGGCGCAGCGGGAAACATTACCGTGCGGAGATTTATAATAACGTCTTTTACGCGCCCTATGTGGAGAACGGACACCGTATCGTCCACAAGGGCGTGACGCACGGTTTCGTTGAAGGCAAGCATATGCTGCGCGACAGCCTGTTCGACCTTCAGAAAAAAGCGCCGGACTTTATCAAGGCCAAAAGCGAGGAATTTCTCAGCCGCATGATGGAGGGCAAATGATTAACGTAGTACAGGAAATCGTCGATAAGCTGCGCACGGTCTATCCATCGGCGCAGTACGACATTTACACCGAGTGTATCGAGCAGGGATTCTCTGCGCCGTGCTTCTCCATTCGACAGCTTCGTGCGGACGTCACGCCGTACCCGTCCGGCCTGCATGAGATCGTGCAGCACATGGACGTGCGGTTCTTCCCGTCGGACAGCCGTCCGCAGGAGCAGTGCCGAGAGGCCGCACAGACGCTCACGCTGCTGCTGCGGCGCACGGAAAGCCTGCGCGGGAGCAATCTCTCGTGGGAAATTACAGATGATGTGCTGCATTTCTTCGCGGACTACCGGCAGTTTGTCCGGGAAATCCCGGAAGATATTCCGATGGAGAATTTGCAGACTACCGTAGGAACGGAGAACGAAAATGGCAGTTAAACGCAAAACCGAGGCAGGAGCACCGGCGTTTACCGGCGCACAGCTCCTGACCTTCGACAGATACCGCGAGCGGCGCGACCTGCTGGGTGTGCTGCTCGACAAAGACCGGCGCTACACCTTTTCCGAGGTTGACGCGCTCATTGACAACTTTATGAAAGGCAAGGTGAATTAAATGGCTTTAGGCGGCGGTATGTATACCGTACAGAACAAGGTGCTGCCCGGTGCGTACATCAACTTTGTGTCGGCGGCGCGTGCTTCTGCGACCCTGGGCGACCGCGGCACGGCGGCTTTCCCGCTGTCCCTCGACTGGGGACCGGAAAACGAGGTCGTGACCATCGAGAACAGCGAGTTCCAGAAGCAGTCGCAGGCGCTGACCGGCTACGCCTACACGGCGGACGAGCTGCGTCCGCTGCGCGAGATCTTTGCAAACGCCAAGACGCTGCACCTGTTCCGTCTGAACAGCGGCGGCGCAAAGGCAGCCTGCAAGTATGCGGAGGCAAAGTATCCGGGCAAGATCGGCAACGAACTGAAAATCGTCATTCAGCAGAACGAGGGCTTCACGGTATCGACGAACGAGGTCTACGACGTTTCGACCTATATCGGCACGACCCTTGTGGACACGCAGAAGGCGGTGAAGGCGGTTTCCGACCTCGAGGACAACGACTATCTGCACTGGAAGGGCAGCGAGGCGTTGACCGAGAACGCAGGGCTGCTGCTCACCGGCGGCACGACCGGCGCGGTGCAGGATGCAGCTTACCAGACGTTCCTCGACAAGATCGAGCCGTACAGCTTCAACGCAGTCGGCTGTGATACGAAGAACAGCACGGTCAAGGGTCTGTTCGCCAACTGGACGCGCCGCCTGCGTGATGAGCAGGGCGTGAAGTTCCAGTGCGTGCTGCATGGTTATCCCTCGGCAGACTATGAGGGTGTGATTTCAGTCAAGAACGGTCTGGTCGGTGCATCTGATGACCCGTCGGCTGTCTACTGGACGACCGGCGCGGAATCTGCGTGCGCGGTCAACCGTTCGATGACCAACTCGACCTACACCGGCGAGTACGACATCGACACGAACTACACGCAGACCCAGCTTGAAAAGGCGATCAAGGTCGGTGAGTTCACGTTCCACCGTGTCGGTGACCAGACGCGCGTGCTGACCGACATCAACACCTTTGTGTCCGTCACGGACGAAAAGAGCGCGGATTTCTCGTCCAATCAGGTCATGCGCGTGCTCGACCAGATCGCCAATGACATTGCATCGCTGTTTAACTCGAAGTACCTCGGCAAGGTGCAGAACGACGCCTCCGGCCGCGTGAGCCTGTGGAGCGACATCGTAGCGCACCACACCCAGCTCCAGACCATCCGCGCCATTGAGAACTTCGACAGCAGCAGCGTCACCGTGTCGCCGGGCGACAGGAAGAAGTCCGTTGCGGTCGAGGACCATGTACAGCCGGTTTCCGCGATGGAACAGCTCTACATGAAGGTAATCGTTGAATAAAGGAGGGAAAAGTCATGCTGAACGCTCCTGTTATGGAAGCAAATGATGCGGTATCCGGTTCGATGGCTGAGTGCTACGTCACCATTGACGGCAACCGCTACAATATGATGCAGCTGTACAGCTTTGAATCGTCCGCCAAGGTCAATTCGCAGGACGTGAAAATCCTCGGCCGTACCGGCATCGGTAAGAAGCCGACCGGCTGGTCCGGTTCGTGGAAGGGCACGGCGCACTTTAACCAGAGCGTGTTCCGCCGCTGGTTCCTGACCTACTGCAAGACCGGCAAGATGACGCCGTTTGAGATTCAGGTGTCCAACGAAGACCCGTCCTCGTCTGCCGGCCGTCAGACCATCACGCACACCGGCTGCCTGATCGACAGCTCGATTCTGGCGAAGTTCGACGCGGGCGACAGTCTGCTCGATGAGGAGCTTTCCGGCACGTTCGATAACTGGGATATGCCGGAGGAATTTAACACGCTGTCCGGTATGGAATAAGGAGGAATTTGTACAATGGGTAATCTTACCGCATTTCTGGCGCAGAACGCCAAGCAGGTTGAAAACGTAAAGCTGGTCGTGTCCGACCGCTTCACCGATGAGGACGGCAAGCCGCTCGAGTGGGAGGTGCGCTGCATTTCCTCGCGCGAGGACGAAACGCTGCGCCGTGACTGCCAGTACCGCGTACAGGTGCCGGGCAAGCGCGGCAGCTTCCGTCAGGAATTCGACAACGTGCTGTACCTTGCCAAGCTGGCAGCCGCCTGCACGGTTTATCCGAACCTCAACGACGCAGAATTGCAGGACAGCTACGGCGTGAAGTGCGCCGAGGAGCTGATCTCGGCCATGCTGACGCCGGGCGAGTATACGAACTATACGGAAAAGCTGTTCGATATCTGCGGCTTCGGTGACAAGCTCGATCTGGTGGAACAGGCAAAAAACTGATTCGGGGCGGTGAGGGTTCTGATGATTATGAAGCGTATGCAGCACATTATTGCCTGCAAAAGCTCCATATCCTACCGTCCGAATATTTAAGTCTGCCAAAGGAAGAACGGGCATTTATCTGGGCGTCTTGTGTCGTGCACAACGAGGACGAAAAAGCGGCTCTGGATAAAGCAAAACGAGGGAGGTGAGTTCTATGGCACTATCCAACACCGTCCAGCTGCGCGACGGCATGAGCAATGTACTCAGCCGTATCGCGTCCAACCTGAGTGCGGTCAACGACCGGTTTGAGCGGATGCAGAACCTGACCGAACAGGCTGCGCCGACCGGTCTGTACGCACAATTTAACAGCGAATTGGCGGGTGTGCGCGAAGAACTCACCCGAACCGTGAGTGAAGTCGAGGAGCTGCGGAGCAGCATGACCTCGGCGCAGCCGCCGGCGGAAAACCTGACGGCCTCACTTAAAAAGCTGGGCACCGCGTTCCTCGGCTCCAAGCTGGTGAGCGGTATCGTGAGTATGTCGGACGAAATGACGCAGACCACGGCACGTCTGAACCTGATGAACGACGGTCTGCAAAGCACCGCCGACCTGCAGGAGCTGATCTATCAGTCGGCTATGCGTTCCCGCGGCGCGTACAACGCCACGGCGGATGCGGTCGCGAAGATGGGTCTGCTTGCCGGTGACGCATTCAGCAGCAATCAGGAAACGATCGCGTTTGTCGAGCAGCTGAACAAGCAGTTCAAGATTGCCGGCACGTCCGCCGAGGGACAGGCCGCCGCCATGCTCCAGATCACGCAGGCGATGGGCTCCGGCGTGCTGCGTGGTGAGGAGCTGAACTCGGTATTCGAGCAGGCACCGACCATCATTCAGTCCATTGCGGATTACCTCGGCGTGTCGGTCGGTGAAATCCGCAGCATGGCGCAGGAGGGCGAGCTGACAGCGAGCGTTGTCAAGTCCGCGCTGCTGTCCTCGGCGGAGGAAACCAACCAGAAGTTCAACGAGATTCCGCTCACTTGGTCGGACGTCTGGACACAGGCGAGCAACATGGCGGTCATGTCCTTGCAGCCGCTGCTCGAAGCCATCAACTGGGTGGCGAACAATATTGAGGTCATCGGCCCGCTGGTGCTTGCGGCTGCGGCAGCCTTTGCGCTGTTTGCGGTGGCCGCCAACTGGACGAAGATCTGTGCTGCGGCTACGAAGGCGCTGACAGCCGCGCAGAAGATGCTCAATGCCGTGATGTCGCTCAACCCGATCGTGCTGATTATCGGCAGTGTGCTCATTCTCATCGGCGTGATCGCGGCGTACATCAACTACACGAACCGGGCAAAGAACGAAACGACGAGCGCCGTCGGCGTGATCTGCGGCCTGTTCGCGATGGCAGGCGCGTTTGTCTACAATATGTTCTATCTGCCGGTCTACAACGTCATTGCCGACCTTATCAACTTCCTCGGCAACGTGTTCCAGCACCCGATTGCGTCGATTGAGATTTTGTTTTTGCAGCTCAGCCAGTATGTTGTCGGCGTCATCCGCGGTATGGTGAGGACAATCGAGAAGCTCATCAATCTTATTCCGGGCGTGAAGATCAACATCACCAGCGGTCTGGACACGTTCTACGACAGCTACACCGACAGCATCCAGAAGATCAAGGATCAGTCCGGGTGGACGGAGTACGTGAAGCACAAGGAGAAGATCGAGTATTCGACCGCCTACGCCAACGGTTACAACTGGGGCGCAAACCTCCAGAACAGCATCTCTGAAAAGCTGGGTCTTGACCTGCCGGACGATCCGGCAACGGGTTTGCTGTCCAACATCGCGGACAACACCGCCCAGATTGCGGACGATGTGAGCGTATCCTCGGACGACATCAAGCTGCTGCGTGATATTGCGGAGCGGCAGGTCATTAACAAGTACACGACAGCCGAGATCAAGGTGGAGATGGTCAACCACAACAACATCTCGAACGAGATGGATCTGGACGGCGTAGTCAATCTGCTGGAAGCCAAGGTCACCGAGGCGCTTGTCACCAGTGCGGAAGGAGTGCACATCTAAATATGTACGAGTTTTACATGGACGGTGTGCGCCTTCCGGTCACGCCGAGTGCGCTGACCATCAAGATCAGCAATCAGAACAAGACCATCAACCTCATCAACGAGGGTCAGGTAAATATTCTGAAAGCGCCGGGGCTGTCCAAAATCAGCTTTTCGGCGCTGCTGCCGAACAGGGAATATCCGTTTGCATGCTACCCGAGCGGTTATCAGCCTGCTCAGTATTACATGAGCAAGCTGGAAGCGCTCAAGACCGCCTGCAAGCCGTTCGAGTTCTCGGTTATCCGTACAGATGACAGCGGCGAGGAACTGATGAGCGCACAGCCGATGACAGTATCCCTTGAAAGCTATGAGCTTGCTGAGGATGCTGGCAGCTACGGCGTTGACGTGATGGCAAAGATTGAATTGCTGCAATACGCGCCGTACCATACCAAGTCTATCGAGTTCAAGAAGAGCGAGAGCAGCAGCTCCGGCACTAAAAAAGCGACAGTCACACAAAAGCGCGATACCACGACTGCACCGGCGGGCAAGACGTACACAGTCAAGTCCGGTGATACGCTGTGGGACATTGCCCGGGTGAAGCTGGGAAACGGTACTAAATGGCAGTCTATCTATAATCTGAACAAGGCTGCCATTGAGGCCGCGGCGAAGAAATACGGTAGATCAAGCAGCAGCAACGGTTGGTGGATCTACCCAGGCACCGTGCTCAAGCTGCCGGGTTAAGGAGGGGAGAATATGGGTAAATATGTTTGGCCGTGTCCATCCTACTCGCGCATTTCGAGCGGCTACGGCAACCGTACCTGTCCGTTCCACGGCAAGGAGTTCCACGACGGCGTTGACCTGGCAGCGGCAAGCGGCGCACCAATCCTCGCGTTCGGCCCCGGCACGGTCACGAAGTCCGGTTGGAACGGAGGTTATGGTAACTATATCAGCATAGACCACGGCGGCGGTCTGATGAGCTTTTACGGGCACGCCTCGGCGCTCTATGTCAAGAAGGGTGCAAAGGTTACCGCCGGGCAGAAAATTGCCGCTGTTGGTACGACCGGCAGTTCGACCGGCTGTCACCTGCATTTCGGTATGCACCTTAACGGCTCGTCCGTTAATCCGCTGAACTACGTTTCTTCGGGTGACACACTGGCGAAATATTCGGGTGCGAAGTCGGGCGGTACGGCAACGAATACGGTAAAAGCACTCTTTACCGCCTATTATCCTGCGAATAACGCAATGGAGGGCGGTTTTCTTGATGCACTCGGCAACAGGTTAGACCCAAGCAAGCATACCTGCGCTGCACCGCCAAGCGTACCGTTTGGTACCAAGGTTACAGTGCAGGGTACAGGTACAGCGCTTGACGGCGTGACGTATACCGTCAACGACCGCGGCGGCATGATTCAAATCGAAAACGGCGTGTACCACTTCGACCTCTTGATGTCCTCGAACGCTGAATGCAACCGCTGGGGCAAGAAGTACGGCAAAGCCGTCATCGGCGGCTCGGGCGGCTCGTCCGGCTCGACGTCTTCGGGCACGAGCACCGAGAAAGAGAAGAAGAAGGACATCACGACCGTTACCGTCAAATCAGTCACCGGTGCGGCGGGCACGCGCAAGGAGATCCTGCGGGATGTGCCGTCCTGCCAGATGCCGGGCGCAGAACTGATTATCCAGAACAGGAATGGTCAGCTTCAGCAGCCGATGCTGGAGGGCGACATCGTGTGGGAAACCACCCGCAGCGGCGCGGCATCCTCGCTGACGTTTACGGTGGTCAAGGATGATACGCTCAACTTCCACGAGGGCAATCCGGTGTCGTTCCGGTTCAATGGCGCGAATGTGTTCTATGGGTATGTGTTCAAGAAAAGCCGCAGTGATAACAGGCTGATTAAGGTAACCTGTTACGATCAGCTGCGGTACTTCAAAAACAAAGACACGATTTCGTATGTCAATAAGACTTACGCCGATGTTCTCAAAATGCTGGCTGCCGACTACGGTTTGAAAGTCGGCACGGTGGCAGACACCAAGTACAAGATTCCGCAGCGTATCGAGGAGGGGACGCTCTTTGATATGCTCGGCAATGCCAGTGACCTGACCATCATCAACACCGGTAAGGTGTATGTGCTCTACGACGATTTCGGCAAGTTGTGCCTCAAACCCTACGAGAGCCTGCTCCTACCGCTCTACATCGACGAGGACACGGCGCAGGGTTACAGTTACACCTCATCCATCGACAGTGACGTGTACAACCGCATCAAGCTGGCGTGGGACAATGACGAAACCGGCGTGCGAGAAGTCTACGTCATGAACAATACCGCCAGCCAGAGCAAATGGGGCACGCTCCAGTATTATGAAAAGCTGGACAACGCCCTCAACACCGCTGATTTGCAGACCAAGGCCAAGGCGCTGATGAAATACTACAACGTTATTCGCCGCGAACTGACCATGCAGAAGGTTTTCGGGGATGTTCGGGCGCGTGCCGGTACTTCGGTTTGTGTCGGCATGGGCCTGGGCGACATCAACATCAAGAATTATATGTGCGTGGAGAAAGCCAAACACACGTTCAGCAACGGCCTGTACACGATGGATTTGTACCTAAGCGGAATTCGGGGTGAGTTTAGTGCCTGATTTGTTCAACGCCATGAAGCAGATTGCGAAGGACGTCTTTGACACGCTGCAACCTGCTGACTGGTGCTACGGAAAGGTCATCTCGCTTGACCCGTTTCAGGTGCAGATTGACCAGAAACTGCCGCTCAAAAAAGAGTTTCTGGCCGTCCGCACCGGCGTGAGCGCGTCCTCATTTAAGGTAGGGGACAAGCTCATTCTGCTAAGGAAACAGGGCGGTCAGGAATATCTCATTTTAGACAAGAAAGGGGCGCTGTAATGCTGCCGACAGAGTATAATGACGATCTCGTGCAGGATTTCGAGATTGAAACACAGCCTACGCGCACCTATGCGCTGCGGTTTGACGGCTACCCGTGTTCCGGCGGCAAGCTGGACGGACTGGAAGCCATGAAGCAGGCCATCTTCCTGATTCTTCAGACCGAACGGTTTCAGTACGCGATTTACAGCTGGAATTACGGTATCGAGCTGAACGCCCTGCTCGGTCAGACCATGACGCCGTATCTGCAAGCCAAGGTGGCGAAAGCAATCGAGGATGCGCTCATGGCGGATGACCGGGTGCTGTCGGTTGAGCAGTTCTCATTTACCAAGGGCAAGCGCAATCTGCTTGTAAAGTTTACCGTAACCACGACCGAGGGCGACGTGGAGAGCGAATTTGAGTTTGGAGGTGAAGCGGCATGATCGGACGATACTCGGACGAAATGACGTTTGACTACATTATGAACCGTATGTTGGAGAGCGTGCCGGATACGGTCGATAAGCGCGAGGGCAGTATTATTTACGATGCGCTTGCACCGGCGGCCGCAGAACTGGTCAAATGCTACATGGAACTGGACGTCGTGATGGACGAAACATTTGTTGATACCGCGTCCCTGCAATACCTTATGCTGCGCTGCAAAGAGCGCGGCGTAGCTATTCAAGGCGAAACTGCTGCTGTTATCGAGGGTGTGTTCACACCGTCCTCGCTCGACCTCAGCGCCGGACTGCGGTTCAACTGCGATGAGGTCAACTATGTAGTTACCGAGAAAATCTCGGCAGGTCACTACAAGCTGGAAGCCGAAACGCTCGGCACGGTCGGCAATAAGTACAGCGGCTTGCTGCTGCCGATTCAGAACGTGAACGGTCTGGAAACCGCGTCTATTGCGGCGGTGCTCATTCCTGCTGAAGATGGTGATACAACCGAAACCCTGCGCGAGAAATACTACGCCAGCATTGACGGTGAAGCATTCGGGGGCAATGTTGCCGACTACAAGGACAAAACCAACGCGATTACTGGTGTTGGCGGCGTTAAGGTCTATCCGGTGTGGAACGGCGGCGGTACGGTCAAGCTGACTATTATCGCGTCCGACTTCACCGCGCCGAGCAGCGAACTGATTTCCAAGGTGCAGACCGCCATCGACCCCGAGCAGAATCACGGCGAGGGTCTGGGGCTCGCGCCGATCGGGCATACCGTGACCGTCACCGGCGCGAAGTACGCCGACCTCACCGTTGCGGCGAACATCACCTTTGCCGCAGGCTGGAACTGGGAGAACGGCAAGTCGCAGCTTGTCAGCGCCGCCAATGCGTATCTCGATGAGCTGTGCAAAGCCTGGGCAGACAGCGAAACAACGGTGGTTCGTATCTCGCAGATTGAAACGCACCTGCTGACCGCGGATTGCGTGGTCGACGTGGACGGCACAACGGTCAACGGCGATACCAAGAACATTGAGCTGGCTGCGGACGAGATTCCGCGGCTGAGTACGATTGGCGGTGCACCGTGAGAAAGAAGCTGCAAGACTACCTGCCGCCGATCCTGCTGAAAACCTACGAGTTTCCGCTTCTGTGCGACACTGAGCAGCCGGAGATTGACCGTCTGCGCGATGCCGCTGATGCGGTGCTCGATGCACAGTTTATCAGTACCGCCGGTGAAACCGCCATCGCGCGTTACGAGAAGATCTTCGGCATTACGCCGATGGACACGGACACGCTGGCCGAGCGCCGGTTTAAGGTGCTCGCCAAGATCAATGCGCAGCTGCCGTTCTCGGTGCGCCGCCTGCGGCAGCAGCTTGAAACGCTCTGCGGTGCGGACGGCTACAAGCTGGAACTGGACGGCGGCAAATACACGCTAACCGTTAAGGTGGCGCTGACTGCAAAGCGAAATCAGCAGGCGGTCGAAGAACTGCTTGCCGACATTGTGCCTGCGAATATGGTCTGCACAACATCGTTGCTGTACAACACATGGGAGCAGATCAAGAAGTTAACGTGGGGCGAGCTGAAAAAGCTCACCTGGCGAGAAATTAAGGAGGAGGTGCTGCCGGATGGAGCAAACACCTAACTATCATCTGAATAAACCCGGCTACGAGGAATTCGGCGATGTTGAAGTGCTCAACCAGAACTTTGCCGCGATCGACACCGAGCTGAAAAAGAACGCTGACGCGGTGGGCGAACGTGTCAAGACCACCGAACTGGCCGCCGAGGTCAAAAAGACCGTGAAGGCCGGCGGACTGACAGCCGCAGAGCTCGGTGCGGAAGAGTCCGGCGCGGTGTCCACGCATAACAAGAGCGCAAGCGCTCACAGTGCACTGTTTTCCGAGAAACAGGATAAAATCAAGGGCACAAAGGGAAAGTACCTCGGTTTTACGGCAACTGACACCGTGGGCGAGGTAGACGCGCCTGCGTCCGGCGGCAGTCGGATTACGCTGACGTTTGCAAGCAATTTCGTCGGTCAGGCATGGACGCTCTCCGGCGGCGGGGAAACCTACACCGGCACGGTAGACAGCAGTCTGACGGCTTCGGTCAGCGTGCTCGGCATCAATACCACCTACACACTGTCGTGCGTGCTGGACGGTGTGACGTATACGAACGAGGTTGCGACGAAGGACTATTACACGGCGCTTGCAGTAACGCTCGAGAAATTCCTGTCCACCATTACTGTTACCGTGGACAGCGGCTCGACGGTTACGGCTACGCTGGGGAGTACGGTACTGACCAAGACGAGCACCGGCACGGCGGTATTTACCGTCGGTAAGGCGGGTACTTGGGCAATCAAGGCTACCAAGGGCGACCAGACCGCAGAAGGCACGGTAAGCATTACCGCCAGCGGGCAGAGCAAGAGCCTGACGCTGAGTTACGCTAACGTGTTCGGCGTAATGTGGGATACGAGCAATTCGAGTACCGCGCTGACGCGCTTGACGCCGGATACTGACCCTTACGGATTGGTTACGCGCTCGGTGGCAACTGAGCCTAAACCTGCGGTTGGTACGGGTTCGGGTAGTTCGCCGTTTGATGCATTTGCACCGTGGAGCGGGATGGTGAGAACCACCTCGGGCGGTAATCAGATGGTATATATTCCGGCGTTTTATGTGGCCCAAAAGCGCAGTGGTACGAAACAGTATTTCTACGTTTCAGACAAGGCGAAAACAGGATTCGTTAAACACCCCGGCGCGGGTAAGTACGTTGGACGATACCATACGAACAGCAATGGATACAGCGTGACAGACTACGGTCCGTGGGTCAATGCGACCCGAGCAGATGCGCGAAGCCAGGCGAAACGCCATGGCTCCAAGTACCATCTGTATGATTTTGCAACTTACTGTGCAATTATCTTTCTGTACCTCGTAGAATTTGCGGACTGGAACTGCCAAAGCAAAATCGGGCGCGGCTATGTTGACAACAACAAGTCGGCTATCAGCTCGGGCGGCACAGACGGCATGAAATATCACACCGGACGCGCAAGCGGCACAGACGGTAAAACCGCTGTGCAGTACCGCTGGATTGAAAACCTCTGGGGCAACGTATACCAGTGGGTAGACGGCTTCAACGCCAACGGCACGACTGCTTACTACTGCACTGACCCGAGCAAGTACGCGGACGATACCGCAACAGGCTACACCAATATTGGTACACTGCCTGCGTCTGGTTGGATTAAGGATTTGACCGTTACCGATAACGGTTTACTGATTCCCAAAACTTCCGGCGGTTCGGAAACGACGTACATTCCGGATTATGCGTACTCGTCCTCCGGCTGGCACGTTCTGTACGTCGGCGGCAACTGGAACAACGGCTCGAATGCGGGTCTTTTGTACTTCAATGCGAACTACGCCTCGTCGAACTCGAA